TGAAATTTCTAGTTCCAGAGCAGGCTTCTTTGGGGATTTGATAGAATAACCATTTCCTTCTTTACGAACAGTGTAATCGCACTTCACATCAAAACGCTTTTCGATGTTTTTATTGAGATCAAAAGCAAATGCTTCAACATTCTCGGTTGTTGCGGTTGCTCCGAAAAACAACGGATCGACTGATACTACTAGTTCTACTTGACTCATTTTGGTTTTTATTTTTGGTTTTACTGACTGTTTGTTTGCTGCCGTACCATATTAATCGGTACTTTTCACTGAAACTTTAGAAAAAACTTTGGACTATTTGCTGTCGAGTAAGCACTGAATGGTGCAAATGACAAATGTATAGAAGAAAATGTGAAAATAATCAGCTTGAAGCACTGATGTCCACTTGAGAAATATAAGGAAGAATAATACTACCATTATAGTATTTATCTTTTTGAGGGGTCTGCCAACACCCTTTGATGCTATGACAGACCCCTTTTATGCACATGACCAATTTCTTATGTCATACGGTAGCGATTCCGTTGCATACTAGTATTTAGCTATTTTGTGAGCTTCTTTCTCGACCAAAATTTTAATTTTTTCAGCATCTTTTTTGCCGTGTTCATAACCGCAAACATAAAATGCGGTATTCACAATCAATTCTATAATGGAAACTAGAATTAGCTTTTGCTTTGTGCTCATGTTATCTTTTAATTGGCGTAATCTCCCAAGTTCTTCCTTGGAAGTCAATGATAAACTTTTCTTCAACTTGATCAAATCCTTCTTGAAAAAGATAATCCACAAGATTCGCGGATACTTCCTTGTATTCTTCCGAGGCAAAGAATTTTAAATCTACTTTTCCTTCTTCATTTAATGCATCTAGTCTGAACATATCTTAAACGTATGAAGTGTCAATGACATTTGTGTGACCATTTTCATCGATCTCCAAAACTTCTGTCATATATACCATAGAAGCACTACTGTCCACATTCACAATCTTGGAATTCGTGATATTATCAGTAATAATTTGAAGCTTTTTAATTGGTGTGTGTCCAACTACTTGTTTCATATCTGGAATTAATGGCATTTCACGCCAGTCACACCAAGTAATAGATCCAACTTTATTACTACCACCACGGGCATAACTCGCAGCCCAGATAGCATTATTTGTATTACCATTGATAAGCTTCACTACAGCATCATCAATTACTTTTTGAGTATTTTCAACAGTAATTTCACCAGTGATAGGATTTGCAAACCATTCTTTGGTAAGACCTGCATGAGAAAACCACCAGCCATTTTCAAAATGAAAATACTTTAGTTTATTCCAATCATCAATGGTCAACACTTGATTGATTGCAGCTTTCTTTTGATTAGAGAACCCGCTACACATTATAGAATAATTCGGATGATAGTGTACGCAGTGATTCCCGTAAATGAATACCGTATCGGATAATTCATTCATCGTATTCTTCAGCCATTGTGCTGTGGCAGAATTAGATTCTGGTGTATCATTAAATTGATCGAAGTAATCACCAATAAACACGAATTTATGGGTCTTCTTGTACTTCGAAATTATACGATCAGCTTTTTCGTGATGTGTATGAATATCTGGGATTACCAGAATCTTTTTATCGTGTTTCATTACAATCTTTCGTTTACCAATTCTGAGAAGTCAGAAAAATCATAGCCATAACTATCGGCCAAGTCAACAATTTCGTCCATGTCAACATCGTGCCCATCTTCAATCATATCAATGTAAAAATTAACTGCACGATGTTTAGCTTTTTCTTCGTTTGAAGCATTATCGAAAATGATTTCGAATTGTTCCATGGCTTCGGTGTTATTTTCGTTGAATAGGTTGTTCATGTATCAGGTTTAATTTGCTGCTAAATCTCAAAAGTGTCAACTTCTTTTTTATCGTGATGTAAGGAATTTTCCATCTTCATGCTCATGATATTCACGATCTCCTTGATGTGTAAGGGCTTGGGATATGCGTCCCAACCAACATCAAGGATCTTGTGCGTTGTGTCATCTGCTCGTGACGATAGTAGATTGTTGTGGCAATGTCCATGCAAATGCATCGAACCTTCGGACATAGCATCCCAAATTTTGTGCGGAAAATGCGAACAAACAAAGGCATGTCTACCTTTTCTAAACGTGAAATAATGACCGAGAAATTTGATTAGTAATCCATGGCTATGTGCTGCTATTTGATGAACTCGTCCGCCATAACTTTTTTGGATTGGATTGTTATGATTCCCCCAGAGCATCCACAATTCTTTAATTTTAAGTTGTTTTAGAATATTGTGATATTCTTCGACTGTGGTGTTCAAACAAAAATCACCTAAATGTAAAAGAATTCCATTTTCACCAACAGTTTCATTGATGATACGGATCATATCAACATTCATTTCTTGAGGATTGTTGTATCCTCTGGGCTTGTAGAGAAATTCTTTATTATGTCCAAAATGGGTGTCAGAAGTAACGAACAGATTATCGTATTCTTCGTCAGTAAGTTTTTTGATTACTTGCATTAGAAATTTTCTGATATATTTGTTACGATTTAATGAAAGTTTTCCAAAGTTTTTCTGGTGCTATTTCTTTATTGTCCATAATAGCAAACGCAACACCAGAACAATCCGAGAAAATTTCCAAAATTTTTTGTGCTTTGCTTTTACGATCTAATTCATTAAAAACTGAATCGTTCAAATAACTTCGAATCGAATCAATTCGTATTTTAATTTCATTCCATTTAGAATAAAGTTCATCCATGAGAGTCTTCAAGGATTCTACTAATTCCCAATCATAATTAGTAGCTAGTAATGCTTCAAAATTTTCTCTGTCTAGGCATCCATATTCCACAAACAAATCAAATAAATGATTTACTGTTTTTATACCAGTAAAGATTCTATGCAGCCGTAGATATCTTTGGGTTTTTATTTTCTTTAGAATTTGATTGGAAGAATCATATACAACAACACCTTCGATATCTTCCATCTTTTCTATTCTAGATTTGAATTCATCTAATGTTTCGTTATCTAAAAATTCAACCTTTCTTGGGCGATTAACTTCAATTTGATCTGCGACAATGTCCAAAGAATCTTGTCTATAATAATAGTAATATTTATTATCAACACCACCAAGAACCACATATTCGCTACTATTATGAACAACGGCACCAATTAACCAAAGAGTTGGTTCTTCAGTTTCTTTTAAAACAATACGATTTGTCGGAGTAGTCCATTCAAATAATAATGTGATATTTTCCGTATTGAAATAATTCTCATCAAATGCCTTTGGATATTTTAATATTAAATGTGCAATCTCATATCCATTTTCTAGCTTTGTGGCATCAATCGTTCCTCTGGTTCTGACAATTAATTTCCCTTTATATCTGTTTACAATTAAACAACTTCCATCTAATTTGATTCTAGCCTCTAATCTTTCGTGAGAAGTTAAAGGTTCGAATTCAGGTTTTTCTAAATAATTTACAAATTTTTTAAAACCTGCACTTATCAATTCACCATCAGATTTTCTCCAAATCGAAGAACGGAAAATTTTATTTTCATCATTCCATTCCACTCCCATATCTTTAGGAGTAATTAAAACACATTCGTCACCAGCAATCGTGACATCTTTTATATTAAACTGACTTGGGTCTGGTAGATTTACGAACATTTTTTGTGGCTTTTTTGGCTGGTTTAGCCACCACAATATCTTCTACGACTTTTTCTGTCAATACCTTTTTTTTCCTAACTGGCTTTTGAGGAGTAGCCATACGTTCTTGAAAAAGTTCCCACTGCCACCATGATAACCAACAAAATGTCAACGAAATACCACAATCAAGTAATGCCTGTGATGGAGGTGGTGTGACCAAATTAATCGCATTTGAAATAGCACCACAAATTGTTAAAGATAAACCAATCTTGGCAAACCATGCTTTAATCTTGTTATCCCAAATAGGATTATCTGGATCTCCGAAAACATGAATGAGTAATGCAATCGATGAAATTGCAGTAGTGCAATTCGTGAAAGCATTCAGAAATGTATAAAAATTCATAGAATTATTTAGTTTTACGTGAGCGTTTCGTAGCAGATTTAGCTACTGGATGAAGTTCTGGATGTTCAGGATGATCTGGTATTATTTTACGACTGAAGTATTCGATGCCTTTCAATCCTAAAAATCCTAAAATAAATGCAATCGAATAATGATAGTGAGTATTATCCAGATTAGTAATATTTACTACCATGGGTGTTAGGTAATTTGCACTTGCTGCACCACCAATTAAACTAGAAACAGTTCTAGTCAGGTTCATGGCACTACCTTTACTCGTTAGAAGTATAGCCCCGAAGAGCCCACTGATGAGTAGACCAACGTCAATCCCATATTGCTTCAAATCAACTTGCTGTGGCTCCATGTTATTATTTATCCATGGAACCCATTGATTTCGTAATTCTTATGCCGATAATTTATCGGTTTCTGGCTTCACTTGTATATAATTAATATGAGAACGCATAGTAATTTCTGCTTGCCTGATAGAAGATAAACATGCCAAAGGATCTTTGGTTTCAATGGCATGTTCGATTGCACTCTTTGCTTTTAACAAAAAATACTCAATATCCTCGGTCATCTCAATTTTGTTCTCTTCCATATTATCCTCCAAATCCTACTGCTCGCTTCTTTTCTTTTACGTCGTTTGTATACTGTTTATCAAAATTAAAAATATCTGCTAGAGACATCTCTTCATTCACAGTATTCTCATGGCCTAGATTTTTCATCAATTTCTTAGCCTTGTCAACCGAAAGCTTACGGAAATGATATTCAGAACGAAGTCTTCCCTTACGCAACAAGGCGGGATCAATCAAACTCCGATCACAGTTATAAGTTGCAATAATTGATGTGTTGGCAAGATCAGCATATAGCCCATCCGTAAGATTCAATACCGATGAAACTAATTCTGAATTAAAAAACCCATCTTGGGATTCTCTTTTCATCAAGGCTTTTTCGGCATCTTCAATTACTAAAATACAATTTTTCAGAGAAGAAGTTACCAAATCAGTAAAATCAGGACTAGATAAACAACTGATCATTTGTGGCGGAATAAACACCACGGGTCTGTCTGTTTGAGACATAAGATGCCTGATAGTAGAAGATTTTCCCGTACCTGCTTCTCCATACAAAAGATATAATCCAGTTTTATTTTCTTTTAGCTTTGCCTTCAAATCCTCAAAGAAAACCTTGAAATCATCATTGTAATAATCGTATTTAAATTCCAGATCGGTTTTGTGTTCCATCCAAGAAACATAGGGACCGTACCGATTAGATTTGATAATACCAATCTTTGGTGTGTTTTTGGGTTTAATCTCAAATTTTGAGAAAATATTAAAATCTGGATTTATATTAATTGGATGATATATCGAAAAACCATTAATATATGGATCTTCGTGTTCGCTATCAAAAGTAACTGTGAATGATATAAAGCAATCTTTATATTCAAAGATATAAACTACCTCGGGTAACTCATGGTTATCGTAAACCTTACGAAAAATAACAGTTCCTTTTTCTTGAAAAAAGTTTAACAGATTTAAATTATATTTAGTGGTATCTTTATGATACGAAGATGGTAATTGTTTGTGTTTATGATTGCATAGATGCCAAAGCATAGCACCTTGCCCTTCCATCATGTCCAAGGAATCTACACCATCCATTCCTACAGGGAAAACAATTTCCAATTCTTTCTTAATCCATTTCTGGAAAATATCTACATTTTTCTTGCTTTTAGGCTTATCACTTGAAAGTTTACCTTTGTATTCAAATAGCCCAGATTCCGACATAGAAAA